CAGCACTGCCAGCTGCGCCGCGCTCTGGGCGCGAAGGATGGCGATCTTGGCGTCGATCTCCGCAATCTTCCGCTTGTTCTCGATGGCCGAGGCCCCCTCGACCTTCTGCTGCTGGAGAATCGCCACCTCGGCGTCGAGTGCGTTCGCCTCGGCCTCCGCGTTCGCCTCGAGCAACCGCCTGCGCTCCGCAAAATACTCGCGCTCATCAATGAGGCCGGCGGAGCGGCGGGCCTCAATGATCTTGAGCGTGTTGTCATACTCCGCGGTCGTCTCCCGGAGGCGGGTCTGGATGTCGCCGAGGTCGGCTTGGAGCTGCGCGCGGAGAACCTTGCTCTGTTCATCGCTGCCGGCGCCCAGGAAGGCGCGCGAGTTGATGCGCGGGCGGCCATCCCCCTTCTTGCCCTCCGCCGCAGCCTTCGCAGCCGCGGCCTTCACCTTCGCAAGCGCGGCGGTGAAGGCTTTGGAGACCTTGTCGCCGTCGAAGTTGTCGCGAAGGAACTGCTCGTAGGCCAGGGTCGCGCGGTCACGCTCGGCTTCCGCGGCGCGGAGCTCGCTGTTGTCGGCGAGGGTCAGCACCTTCACCCCGACATTGCGCTTAGCCGACCACTTGTCGAATAGCAGGCTGAGGCCGGAGAGGTCGTGAGCGAGCTGCCGCACCGCGTCCGCCGCCTGCGCAAGCCCCAGCGCCACCGACTCGGCGAAGGCCTGGATGGCCTTGTCCTGCGCGAGGCGGTCCGACTGGTTCTCAATGCCGACCATCTCCTTGACCAGGTTGACGATGACCTCCTGCATGGCGGTCATCGCGGGCAGGGAGTTGGCGACGAGCTGCTGCGCGAACAGCTTCACCTCTGACCGCGCGCGGACCTGCGCATCTGCGTAGGCGTCGGCGAGCCTGATCTGCTCGTTGGTGAGGGCGTTGCCGGAGGTCTGCTGCTCCTCCAACTCCTTCATCACCTTCAGCATGCGCGCGCCGCCCAGGCCGAATAGGCGCTGCGCGAGCGCCGTCTTCTCCTGCGTATCCGCATAGCGGCCCATGTGCTCGGCGAGCACCCGGAACTGTTCGTCGGGGCGGAGCTGCTTGAACTTGCTCACCTCGATGCCGATGGCGGCGAGCGCCTTGCCGACGCCCTTCGACTCGTCGTTGGTCTTGGCGAGGGTGACGGTCATGCGGACCATCGCCTTCGCAATGCCCTCGACGCTCTCCCCCGCCACGTCCGCGGATTGCTGCAGGGAGGCGAGGCCAGCGGGGTCGCTGTTCGTCTCCTCGGCGAGGTCCTGGTACTTGCCGATGCTGCGCGCGAGCAGTTCTAGGGAGATGAGCACGCCAGCGGCTGCGGCTCCCGCCGCGATGAACGCGCGGCGCAGCACCGTGCCGACGGTGTCCCCTAGCTTGCGCGCCGCGTCCGCGCGCTCACGCATTGCCTTCGCTTCGGCCTTCGCCTGCTTCTCCGCCGCCTGCTGGGCCTCGCGCGCCGCCTTGCCCAGCTTCTTCACCTCCTTCTCCGTCGCCCCGCCCTGCGCCGCAAAGTCCTTGAGGTCCTTGGTCGCTTGCTTGACGCCGCTGCTGTCGACGCCGAGGCCGATGTTGGAGATTTGATCTGTCATCGCGGAGCTTCCCTTCAGAGTTTCTTCACCTGCGCCGCGACACGTGGCGCGCCGGGGCCGAGGTCGACGGCTCCGGAGCGGGGTCGGGCGCCATCGCCTCCAGCGCCGCGTCCTCCAACACTCTCAGTCTTGGCAGCACGTCAGCCCAGCTCTGGCGCCTGATGCCGGCGCGCCGCAGCGCCCTCCTGCACCCGCGCAGCACGTCGGCGTGCAGCGCGCGCAGGGCCGCGTAATCCAGTCCCACCGGGCCGGCAAATCCCGTGCGCCACTGGGTGGAGGCGAGGTTGAACAGCTGCACCGCCTGCCAGTTCTCCGGGAACACTCTGACCTCGACCGGCGGCGCGGCCTCGTAGTCCTCGGGCCTCAGCCCGAAGGCGGCGAGCGCCCCCGCCCCCTGCCTCTCGCCGTCGTCCGCGCTGCGCCGGTAGAGGGCGCGGGCGACGGCCCTCAGTTTCCCGAGGCGGCCTGTCCGAGCTCCTCGCAGTAGCGCTGGACGATGCGGATTCCCGCGCGGTGGTAGCGTTGGTCGAGAGTGCGCAGGCTCTCCGCCGTCAGCGGCTCCTGCAGCGACCACCCGCTGACCATCCCCAGCACCAGCTCCTCCCACGGACGGTTGGGGTACTTGTCGGAGTCGAGAAACTCCACCAGCGCGTCCTTCTCCCTGTGCCTCGCGGTGAAGTCGATCTGCACCGCGCCTCCGGGCGCCGGGATCTCCACCCGCAGCGCGAACGTCGGCTCGACGTCCAGCGTAAGAATCTTCCTTGCCACCTCTCACTCCTCTTCCGTGTGTGTATGCGTGCGTGGTGTGGTGGGCAACGCGCGGGGCACCTCACGCCCCGCGCGCGCCCGGCGGATCACGACGCGTAGCGCGTGATCTGCGACTGGACCGACAGCGTGACCTGCAGCGCCATCACCTCGTCCTTCGTCAGCGTCGGAATCTTCGACATCGTCACGAAGGCGGCGAAGTAGATGATCGCGCCCGACGGCAGCACCACGCGGCACGCGCGCACCACCCGGTCCTCGTCGGCCGCGCTGAGCACGACGTACTGCGCGAGGCTCTGGTCGTCGGCGACGGACAGTGTGAACACCACCGGCGACTTCTTCGTCGGGATGTTGCGCTCCTCGTCATCCTCGAGGAAGGAGTAGGTCGCGAACTGCTGCTCGCCGCCGCTCGACGACGCCTCGAGCACCTGGATGATCTGCTGCCAGGTCGCGACCTCCTTCACCGAGCCCGTACCGCTGCCCGCGGGGTAGCGGGTGGTGTTGCTCGTGTCGATGTCCTCGAGAGTCACGTCGTTGGTGGCGACGGAGTCGGCGCGGACCACGCGGTTGTTGAGCTTCGACCAGCCCGAGGTCACGAGGAGGATGTCGTTTTCGACGACGCCGTGTGAGGCCTCGAGCGTCGCGACGGCCTCGGCGGCGTTCGTGATCGCCGACATTGCCTTGAGCGCGCCCATCGTCGCGGCGACGGAGATCGTAGCACCATTGGGGAGTTGGACAGCCATAGTGTCACCTTGCCTTTCGTAGGGACGAGTTGAATCGCCCTTGTCGGGCGGGTTGGGGAAAAATCAGAAGGCCGGGGCCCGGAAGTTCGCGGTCAGCGGCACTGTGTAGCGGCCGGGGTCCCCGATGGCCGGGCCGAACGTCAGGGGCGAAGTAATCCAGATCCGCAGCGCCCCTTCGATGGGCGCCGTGGTGGGGAGGAGGGAGTCGAGCTGCGCCTTGAGTTCTTTCAGGTAGCGGGTTCCGACCCCCTCGGTCACGGATACCGTCAGCTGCACGAAGCCCACATAGTCGCGGCCGTGCCCGTAGCCGAAGGCGCGCGCGTCGGCGTGGCGCACCGCGACCGCGACGTAACGGCCATAGGGGGCTGTGGCGGCGGCCTCCGGCGGCACGAATGGCACGCGCTCATAGGCGACGGGGACCGCCGGGCTCTGCGCCGCGGCCCAGTCCTTGATGAGCGTCTGGAACGCCTTCTCGATCAACGCCTCGCTCATCCCTGCTGCCTCCCGCGCTCAATCGCATCCAGCACGAAGCGCCGGAACCTGAGCACGCTGATCCTGACCATGCCGTAAGGGGCCTGCATGGAGTAGCCGTTGGTGACGTGAATCGCCGGCCCGGCCTCCCCGCGCTTCTTACTACCGTACTTGGGCGGGTTCGGGTAGCCCCCATACTCCAGCACTGCCGCGTAGGGCAGGCCGTTGGCGATGTAGACGACGCCGCCCACGGGCGAGCTGCGCTGCACCCACTGCAGCGACATCTGCAGCGCGCTGTTGCTGGTGCGGCTCTCGTCATAGTGCGTCTTGGGCACGTTCGCGCTGATGTTCCAGTTCGCGCGGAAGCGGCCCGTGTCGACCGGGCTCTGCAGGACTATGGCGTTGAAGATGGCGAAGGTGCTCTCGCGCACCACGACGTCCACCTTCTTCTGCATCACCGCGGCCAGCTGCTCCAGCGGCACCGACCACTTCCCAGGCGCTGCGGCCACTGCTCAACCCTTCCTGACCTGCATCTCGTACAGCACCGCGACGAGCGCGGGCGCGAGGGGCTTGCTCGCCACAACCCGCCACGTCTCCCCGCCCCACACGAACGAGTCCCCGGGCGCGGGCCGCAGCACGCCCGTCGTGCTCATGTACGCCTGCTGGTCGCTGGCGAGGATGGTGTCGCCGTTGATGTAGCGGTCGGAGTACGGGAACACGACGGCGTAGGCGCTCTGGCTGAGCGCGGTGACGGTCGCGATTCCCGTCGCCGGGTCGTACTGGGCCGCGGTAGGGGGCACGTTGCGGACCAGCGTGCACGCCGCGCCCAGCTCGCGCAGCAGCTCGGTGGCGGTCGCGGCAAGTTCGTCGTAGAGGGCCATGCCTCAAGCTCCCCTCAGTGCAGCGGC